ACTCGTCTTGGGGATGTTCAAATGGGCAACGTCCTTAATCTTAATGGTTGGCAAGAAAGTATCGCGACAACGTTGTTCAGGGGTATTGAGTTTCACTCTGTAGGCGATAGAAGTTATTATATTGGTAAGCCAGCAGGAGCCTGGACACAGCCGCTAGAGATTCACTTCTTTACGGGTATTCGATATAGAGCGCATCTTAGTTATGGTGGACATCAATTTTATGATATTAATGATGGTGCTTTAAAGTTTAGCATCTCTAATGGCAGTAATATTGTTTCATCTGCTGTTGCTTTTCATGCACCTATCTTCTACGACAGTAACGATACTACTTATTATATTGACGCTGCCAGCACATCTAATTTAAATGGTTTAACTGTCGCCGCGACAATTACTGGAAGCATTACTGGTAATGCCGGAACAGCCACCAGCGCTACATCTGCAAATTACGTAGGTACAACTAGAGATACTCCATCTAGTTCATTGCAATATTGGCAGGCTTCTGGTCTTGGTTCAACTGAGGCACCTAACGGCGATTGGCATAACACAATAAGAATGGGACATGGATCTCCGCTATCTTATTATAGCAGCACATTAGCTATTCGTATGACCGGCGCTGGTTTAGGGGACATATACACCCAGAACATTACGGCCGGTACCCCGCAAGGATGGAAAAAACATTGGAATGACGGAAACGATGGCTCTGGATCTGGTCTAGACGCGGACTTGCTCGATGGAAAACATGCATCCGATGCAGTTGGCGTCAATACAGTTGTGACACGTGATGCAAGTAATTATACTTACCTTAGCTATATCAATAGCAGCACTGGTACTAATGAAAACCCGACTATCTCACAAATTATTACTACTAATAATAGTGATGCATTTTATAGAAAGTCATCATTAGCACATCTAGCAACTTCTTTAGGTCCAAATGGTATAACGTGGACAGGTACACAGTATTTCCAATCCAATAGAGATACTACAAGTAACAGCCCACCGTTACAAGCATATTCAACTTCTGGTGGTGCAATTATGTCTTTCCACAGAGCTGGCATATATGCTATTAATATGGGTCTTGATTCTGATAACATATTTAGAATTGCTGGTTGGTCGGCGGCTGCCAATGCTTTCCAAATGGATGGTTCTGGTAACCTTACTATGTTGGGTAACGTTACAGCGTACTCAGATATTCGTAAGAAAAAAGATATCACAACTATTGAAAATGCTTTAGATATGGTAAGTCGTATGCGTGGTGTACGATTCAGACGTATTGATACTGATCAAGTAGGCGTGGGCGTCATTGCTCAAGAGATGCTCGAAGTGCTTCCAGAAGTAGTACAACAGGGTATTGGTAATGACGACACTATGTCTGTTGCATATGGAAATATCGTTGGTGTACTAATTGAAGCAATCAAGGAACAACAAGCTCATATAAATAAACTTGAAACCAAAATCAACTCATTCGAACAGAGGTTAATATGACATTCGCATACACGTGGAAAATTACAAGTCTGAAGAAGCAGGACGATCCTTCTGCAGAACTTAATGATATCATCGTCCAGACATACTGGGAATGCAAGGGGATCGATGTATACGGCAATGCCGGAACATTCAGCGGCGCAACGCCCTTTGAACCAGATATGGTGGATGCCGATAATTTTACTACATACGAAGATCTGACAGAGACTCAGGTTCTTAGTTGGATCCAAGATGTAGTAAATAACAACTCTGGATACAAAACTCATATTGATGAGCAGATCCAGAAACAGATTGATGCAATCGTAAGACCAATGGTCGATGTTGCTTCAAGTGCCCTACCATGGGCAGAACCAGGTGAAGAACCTGTAATACCACCAACCCCAATCGCAAATACATAATTAGGAGAATATATTATGGCTACTAATCCAGAACTAGATGCAAAGCTTGCTGAAAATCAGCAGACTCAACCGGTTCCTACTGTAACTCTTACAGTTGATATCAATGAATTGAATCTTATGATGGGTGGACTACAAGAACTTCCACACCGCGTAGTTGATCCACTTCTTAAGAAACTGTTTCAACAGGCACAAGCACAGCTTCAACAGTAACACATGACTCTTCCTAGTACCGGACCTATATCACTAGCTAACGTCAATGTTGAGCTTGGACTATCGTCGACGACGAATATCTCCTTGAATCAGACAAACGTTCGAACGCTAGCTGGTGTACCGTCCGGTACTATTTCCTTGTCAAACCTGTACGGTAAATCCAATGCACTGGCTATAACTATTAGCCCATCAAGTTTGTATACCACGCGATCGGGCGCAGGTAGTGTTACTAGTGCTGCTGCCACAGGTAGTGGTACCGGTGGTGCTGGAGGATATACATATGCTTGGACATATGTATCTGGTAGCAGTTATACAATCAACAGTTCGACATCTGCATCAACCACATTCACTACCAATTTAGTTGCCGAGCAATACAAGTCAGGTGTCTACCGTTGTACTGTGACAAGTGGAGGTGTTACAGCATCCGCAGATATACAAGTAGATTTTGAATCGTTTTAATAGTAATACACTAACATGATATCTGTTCACAATTGATATATTCATTATACACACTTCTGGGATTTTGTACATCTAATAATGAGCATGGGCGTATTATAAATATAAGCAAAAGAGGTTACCATGGCAGCACCAACTACAAAAGAAACATTCAAACAGTATTGCCTTCGTAAACTCGGAGCTCCAGTAATTGAAATCAACGTTGACGATGACCAAGTAGATGATCGTATCGATGAGGCTATTCGCTACTACTGGGACTATCACTTTGATGGTTCTGATAAGATCTACTATAAGCATATTGTAACAGAGACAGATGTACTCAATAAGTATATCACCCTTCCAGAGAACATTATCGGTGCCGTTAGTATCTTCGCAATTGGCGATCCATCTATCCGTGCTGATGATCTTTTCAATATTAGATACCAGATCGCATTGAACGATCTCTATACCCTGACAAACGTGTCAATCGTTCCATACTATATGGTCATGGAGCATCTGGCACTTCTGACTGAGATGCTTGTCGGTAAACAACCGATTCGTTATACTCGTCATAAGAATAGACTCTATGTCGATACGGATTGGAACACTCTTAAGGTTGGAATGTTCCTACTGGTAGAGGCGTACGAGGTTATAGATCCGAACATATACACTGATGCATGGAATGATCGTTGGCTTCAGAACTATGCTACTGTCCTTATCAAGGAACAGTGGGGATCGAATCTGACCAAATTCACCGGCATGAATCTGCCTGGCGGTGTACAGTTCAATGGTGAGAAGATTTACAACGATGCAGTCGACGCAAGAACCAAGATGGAGCAGGAGATGATCTCTAGCTTCTCCCTTCCGGTTCTTGATATGATCGGATAAGATCTTGGGCACCAATTTCTATTTCAATAATTTCAAGAACAGCCAGGAGCAGGTCCTGATTGAAGACTTGGTCATGGAATCTATCAAGATCTATGGTCATGACATGTATTATTGTCCTAGAACGTTGGTAGCCAAAGATGATATCTACGGCGAGGATGCACTATCCGAATATAACAACTCCTACTACATCGATCTTTACATTCGTAGCTATGATACCTATGAGGGTGATGGAACGTTCCTTTCAAAGTTCAATCTAGAAATCAGAGACCAGATGACACTTACTGTCTCTGTTCGTAACTTCATGAACGAGGTTGGCAGTCTAGAAGGAATCATCCGCCCACAGGAAGGTGATCTAATCTATATTCCTATGGTCGATCGTATCATGGTAATTAAGTATGTGAACAAGACACCTATCTTCTATCAGATGGGTTCTATTCAAATGTATGATCTTACGTGTGAGATCTTTGAGTACAGTTCTGAAAGACTCAACACCGGCATAGAAGCAATCGATAGTATTGAAAAGAAAAACAGTATCGTTATGGAGACGTATGGTCTCCTTACAAACGATGGATTTGTTATCGTAGATCAAGATGGATTTGAAATCATCCAATCTAATTACAATTTTGAAACACAAGCCGGCGATTCGTACGAGGATAATACTGAGTTCCAACTCGAGGGCGAAGCAATTCTTGATTGGTCACAAATTGATCCTTTCAGTGAAGGGAAAATTTAAAATGTTCGGTAGTACATTTCATCACAACACACTAAGAAAATATGTAATCCTTTTCGGAACGGTTTTCAATAACATCTATGTCACACGACAAGATACTGCCGGTGAAACAATTCAGACCTTGAAGGTTCCATTGTCGTATGGCCCAAAGGAAAAGTTCTTGGCTCGTCTAGAAGGTAACCCGGATCTAGACAACAAGATTGCTATCACAGTTCCACGTATCTCATTCGAGATGACAACATTTCAGTATGACGGTGAACGCAAACTCAATACACTGAATCGTAAGGTAAAGAATAATAAGAGTCTATACCAACCAGTTCCTTATAATATCTCCTTCCAGATGTCAATCATCGTTAAGAATGCCGAGGATGGAACGAAGATCGTAGAACAGATCCTTCCATACTTCACTCCAGAGTGGACTGCATCTGTGCACCTTATTCCAAGTATGGAAGACGACCCATGGGATATTCCTATTATTCTCAACAATATCTCCAGTGAGGATACTTACGAGGGCAACTTTGATACTCGCCGCGCCATTATCTGGACGTTAGACTTTACCATAAAAGGATATCTGTTCGGACCGGATAAGAAGATCGGCTCAGGAGATGGAACAGACGGCGGTATTATCAAGTATATCGATGTGAATATCAGACCGACTGCAAATGTAACAACTGCCAATACAACAAACACGGCCACAACTGAAATAGTTCATGTCTTTCCTGGGTTAACAGCAAATGGGCAGCCTACATCCAACGCTGCATTATCTATTGATTGGGCTCTAATTAATGCAGATGATAACTATGGATTTATTCATGAGTTCGAAAGTAATGTATAATGAAAAAGTTAAATGACATTTTAAATATTCAACCAGATAGTAACAGACAGTTTCTTCCAATGGTACATGATAAACCAACAGACTCTACAGTGCAAGATGATTTTGACTATGCACGTGAGAATTTAATGGATGTAATTGGTAAAGGCCAAGAGGCATTATTTGATCTGATGGACGTTGCAAGGCAATCACAGCATCCAAGGGCATATGAAGTTCTATCTACTCTGATGAATACCATGGTCGGTGCTAGCAAAGATCTTCTGGAGTTGCAGGCCAAGAAAAAGAAACTTATGGATTCAGATCCTGCTGCTAATACTCAGCAGGTGACCAATAATCTATTTGTAGGGTCAACTATGGAACTACAACAGATGCTGGATCAAAGAAAAAATAAGAACGATTGATGTTTGAATCTATTAGAAAAGCTTTTGATAAGGGTTATAACGGCAACCCGTTACTTAAAAAAGCCAGGAAGAAGATTGAATGGACGGCTGATCAGGTTGAAGAATGGCTTAAATGTGCTGAGGATCCAATCTACTTTGCCGAACGTTATATCAAGATTGTTCACGTTGATCACGGTCTAATAAAGATAAAGCTTTATGATTATCAAAAAGAAATCATTGATAAACTAACTAACAATCGTCGCGTTACCGTTGTCACGAGTCGTCAGGCTGGTAAGACTACTACGGCTGCTGCAATCATCCTCCACTATATCCTATTCAATGAACACAAGACTGTAGCACTTCTTGCCAATAAAGGTGACGCTGCTCGAGAGATCTTGGATCGTGTAAAGTTATCGTACGAATCGCTTCCTGACTGGCTTCAGCAGGGTGTTGTGGAGTGGAACAAGGGATCGATTGAACTAGAGAATGGCTGTAAGGTTCTTGCTGCTGCAACCAGTTCATCTGCTATTCGCGGTAAGTCTATCTCGCTGCTGTACATCGATGAAGCTGCGTTCGTTGAGAACTGGGATGAGTTCTTCGCATCTGTTTTCCCAACCATCTCATCCGGTGAAACAACTAAGATTCTGTTCACATCTACTCCGAATGGTCTGAATCATTTCTATAAGACATGTAATGGTGCTAAGGAAGGTACCAATGGATACCAATATGTCGAGGTTCCCTGGCAGATGGTTCCTGGACGCAATGATGCGTGGAAGCAAGAAACGCTCGGAGCCATGGACTTTGACTACGAGAAGTTTGCACAGGAATTTGAATGTGCATGGCTCGGTTCATCTGGTACACTAATCTCTGGTGCTGTACTTAAGACGCTGACTGCGCAACGTCCACTGTTATCAGTCAATGGGTTGACAACATACTTCCTTCCTGAGAAGGAACATCGGTATGTCATGACGTGTGATGTCTCGCATGGTAAAGGTCTTGACTACTCTGCATTCCAGGTAATTGATGTCACTCAGATGCCGTACAATCAAGTATGCGTATACAAGAGTAACGTGACTCCCCCTGCAGAGTATACTCAGACCATTCATCAAACATCATTACAATACAATAATGCTGTGATCCTTGTCGAAATTAATGACATCGGATTGACGGTTGCTGATGCCCTCTACATCGACTACGAGTCTGATAACCTGATCTTTACCGAGAAGGCAGGTCCTAAGGGCAAAAGAATCTCTGCTGGTTTTAATAAGAACGCTGAACGTGGATTAAAACAAACTGCAGTTACTAAGACGGTTGGTTGTTCGTTGCTTAAGTTATTAATCGAACAATACCAGTTAGTCATTAATGATCATGATACTATATACGAACTATCTAGATTCTCTAAGAAGAATTCTTCATATGAAGCAGAGTCTGGTGCTCACGACGATCTTGTTATGGCCTTGGTATTGTTTGCTTGGATGTCTAATCAACAATACTTTAAGGACTTTACAGATATTAATACATTATTAAGACTTAGAAACAGAACAGATGAGGATCTTGACAACGAGATGTTTTCATTCTTTATGGATAATGGTCGTGAATTGATTGAACCGGATGCAACCGAGATTGTTGATCTTACTCAAACGTGGAATCCTGATTTCAAGGGCCTGTTTGCGTAATCTGGTCATATTATAAATAAAAGCAAAAGTACTGGTTAAACACCTTCGATAGGGAGAGATTACAATGGCGTTTCAAGTCAGCCCTGGAATTAACGTTTCCGAGATTGATCTTACAACAACCGTACCGGCTTTAGCAACCACTGTTGGTGCTATTGGCGGTGTGTTTCGTTGGGGACCAATCGGAAAGTTCATTCTAGTAGATTCGGAAAATACTCTGGCGGCCCGTTATGGCAAGCCAACTTCAGACAACTACGAAACATTCTTCACTGCGGCTAACTTCCTTGCTTATGGTAACGCACTTTATGTTTCACGCGCTGCTGTAACAACTGGGTTTTCAAACACGGTTGCCGCGGCGTCTGCTAATTTAACTGCAACTACCGCTGTTACTCTTGTAGGTAATACATACGGTGTTGCTGCAGGTCAGGCAGTATTTGGTGCTGGTATCCCAGATGATACCTATGTTTCTACTGCTACAATCGCTGCTGGAAACACAAACCTAGTTCTTACCAAAGCTGCAACATCCGATGTTGATGCACAACTCAACTTCTATGCAAATACACTTGCACTGAACGCAGTTGCTAATAGTGGCGTAGTTGCTCTTGCAAGTAATATCGTAAAGAATGCTGATGACTTTGAAAACAAGGGTCCATCGAACGCTACATTTGTAAATACACAGTTTGTAGCTCGTTATCCTGGTGATCTTGGTAACTCACTTCGCGTGTCGATGTGCTCTTCTCCAAATCAGTATAGTCGTGCTATTAATATGCTCAGCAATACAAGCGTTGGTGTTGCAACAAAGCTAAATCAGCTTACATCGGCTGATATTAGCATTGTAGTTAATTCTTCTACAGCTAACGTCGTTCTTAATTGGATCGAACCTGGTATCGGTGGTGGTAACCTTACCTTTGCTGAAGCCAAGGCCGCTGCAAATACAATTCTACAATCACTATCAGTTGGTGACTATGTTGAACTTGGAAATAGCACTGTCGGCACACAGACTCTTAAGATTAAGTCGCTTCCAACTGTAACATCTGAATCTGGTGTTCAGTATGCATTCTTCCCAATTACTTTCGAAGATACATGGAATCGCGCTTCTAACTTTAGCTCGAATACAGTCTCACGCAAGTGGGAATTCTTCAACACTGTTGCAACTGCTCCGGGTACATCACAATATCTATCAGATCGTGGTCTAACTACAGTCGATCAGGTAAGTGTTGTAGTTGTAGATGAAGATGGTAAGTTCACTGGCACACCAGGGACGGTCCTTGAAGTTTACGAAGATCTATCTCGCGCAACTGATGCTATCGGCGAAGATGGTACAACTACATTCTTTAAGACGGTTATCAACGATAACTCACGTTATGTGTGGTCTACCAATGATCGTGCTGAAGCTGCATCTGATCTTGCAGCTAGCCTTTCTAATTCAACAACAACAATTCCATATTACAAGTCATTCATTGGTGGTCGTGATGGTGTAACAGAAAGCACAGCAACAATTGCTTCGCTTGCATCTGCTTATGATTTGTTCGCCGATTCTTCATCGGTTGATGTATCTCTGCTGATGACTGGTAAAGCAATGGGTGCATCTAATGGTGCTCAGTTAGCTAACTATCTGATCGACAATATCGCCGACGTCCGCAAGGATTGTGTGGTATTTGTATCGCCTGATAAGGCTGATGTTGTTGGTGCTTCTGCAGAAGGATCGCAGGCTTCTAATATTGTGATATTCCGCCAGAGTGTACGTAACAGTTCATATGCATTCATTGATTCGGGTTATAAGTATCAGTACGATAGATACAATGATGTTTATCGTTATGTACCACTTAATGGTGATGTTGCAGGTCTAACTGCTCGCTCAGATAATCTTCGCGACCCATGGTTCTCGCCTGCTGGTTATAATCGTGGTCAGATCAAGAACCTTGTCAAGCTAGCCTACAGCCCAAGCAAGACAGATCGCGATCTTCTGTACAAGAATGATATCAATCCTGTGATTACGCAGCCAGGCCAAGGAACAATTCTGTTCGGTGATAAGACTGCTTTGGGTCGTCCAAGTGCATTCGATCGTATCAACGTACGCCGTCTCTTTATCACTCTCGAAAAAACAATTGCCACTGCTGCAAATCAGATGCTATTTGAGTTCAATGATGAATTTACAAGAGCACAATTCCTGAATCTGATCGAGCCATTCCTCCGTGATATCCAAGGCCGCCGTGGTATCACTGACTTCCGCGTTGTTTGCGATGAAACAAATAACACTGCAGAAGTTATTGACACTAATCGCTTTGTTGGTGACATTTACATCAAGCCTGCTAAGAGCATCAACTTCATCCAGTTGAACTTTGTTGCTGTAAGGTCTGGTGTAGAGTTCAATGAAGTCGTTGGCCAGTTCTAATAAATAAAAGAAACTAGGAGAAAAGAAAATGGCTTTTAATATCAATGAAATGAGAAGCCAACTCGTCTACGGCGGTGCACGTCAGAATCTCTTCCAGGTACGCATTAGCAACCCTGCAAATAACTCTGGTGATCTTAAGACACCATTTATGGTTCAAGCTGCACAAATTCCGGAATCACAAGTTGGCGTAATTCCAGTGTTTTACTTCGGTCGTCAGATGAAGCTGGCCGGTGATAGAACATTCGGCGATTGGACAGTAACAGTACTGAATGACGAAGATTTCCTTATCAGAAATGCTATGGAAGAATGGTCAAACAGAATCAATCGTTTTGAAGCTAATATTCGTGACATCGGGCGCTACAAGTCAAATGCTACTGTAATCCAGTATGCAAAGGATGGATCAGCGATTCGTGAATACAGATTTGATGGAATCTTCCCAAGTGTTATCTCACCAATTGAACTTGATTGGGCGAATACCGATCAGATTGAATCTTTCCAGGTTACGTTCACATACGACTACTGGACTGTTAGTGGTGGTACGACAGATAAAGCCGGCGATTAGATAAGTAAGGGGTAACCAATCCCCTTACTTTTTTGTTATTTAAATTGGAGATCCCATGGCCGAATTATTTGGTTTTGAATTCAAGAGAAAAATTGAACCTGTTGATATCCCTTCGTTCACACCCAAAGCTGCCGATGACGGCGCGATGGTTGTGGCCGAAGGCGGTGTTTATGGTACCTTCGTCGATCTTGACGGTGCAGTTCGTACAGAAGCAGAGTTAGTTAATAAGTATCGCGAAGTTGCAATGCATCCTGAGGTCGAGATGGCCATTGATGATATTGTGAACGAAGCTATTGTTGCTGATCCTAAAAAGGCAATCGTTTCTATTAACCTAGACGATCTTGAGCAACCAGACAAGATTAAAAAGATGATTATGGAGGAGTTCGATACTATTGTCGACCTTCTAGAGTTTAATCAACACGCATACGAAATCTTTAAGAAGTGGTACGTAGACGGTCGATTACTGTATCATGCAATGATTGATGAAGACAAGCCACGTGAAGGTATCAAGGAACTTCGATACATCGATCCGCGTAAGATTCGTAAAGTTCGTACCGTAAAGAAGAGAAAAGTTTCCTCAACGTCGAACGTTACAGTTCCATCAACCGGCGAAGAGTTCTACATCTATAATGAAAAAGGTTTCTCGAAGACAGCCGGCGTTCCTAATAACGTTGCTCCCTTCCAAGATACCGGCGCACAGGGTCTAAAGATTGCAGTTGACTCTATTGTCAACGTGTCATCTGGTCTTGTCAACGTCAATGGTGACTTAGTCATCGGTTACCTTCAGAAGGCAATCAAGCCACTAAACATGTTGAAGGCGATGGAAGACTCACTAGTCATCTATCGTATCTCACGTGCACCTGAACGTCGTATCTTCTATATTGATGTTGGTAACCTTCCTAAGCCGAAGGCTGAACAATATCTTCGTGATGTTATGACGCGTTTTAAGAACAAGGTCGTATACGATTCTGCTACCGGTGAGATCCGTGATGATCGCAAGCATATGACCATGCTCGAGGATTTCTGGCTTCCACGTCGTGAAGGCGGTAAGGGAACAGAGATCACTACATTGCCAGGTGGTCAGAATCTTGGCCAGATGGATGACGTAACCTACTTCCAGAATAAACTCTACAAGTCGTTGAACGTTCCTATTGGTCGTATGGATCCATCTGCACAGTATAGTTTTGGTCGTGCTACCGAGATTACAAGAGACGAAGTCAAGTTTGCTAAGTTTGTTACTCGCCTGCGGATGAGATTCTCGGATCTATTTGTTAGAATCCTTGAGAAGCAACTAATCCTCAAAGGTGTTATCACCTCAGAAGATTGGGCAGAGTTCAAGACGAACTTCAAGTTTGAGTATGCCGAGGACAATCACTTCGCCGAACTTCGTAATACAGAGATCCTTCGTGATCGTGTTTCGATGCTTCGCGATGTAGATGACTATGCTAGTAAGTACTTCTCGCACGAATGGATTCGCCGCAATGTTCTCCATCAGACCGAAGAGGACATGAAGGAAATTGATGAGCAGATCAAAGAAGAGATGAACAATCCACAGTATAACTCATCAGAAGTTGGTCCAGATGGGCAACCAATTCCAGTAGGCGGACAACCACCGCCCGGTGAAGATGCAGGAGCTCCCCCAGCACCTCCTGGTGCAAAACCACCTAAGGATGCCGACTTCGGTCCAGCAGTTCCTGACGTGGTGAAGAAACCGGCTTGATTATAAATAAAACATATTTGGAGAGAATTTATGCCAACAATTGACGATCTAATCGATACAGCATTAGGACAGCAACCGACTAAGTTTGCTTCTGTCTTTGACGATATCATGGGCGAAAAAACAACAGCTGCAATAGAAGCTATGCATACAAGTATTGCGCAAGGCATCTATGCATCTGCAGATGATTTAGACCCAGACGATCAAGACACTACGGATGATGACGAAGTCGATGATATCGATGACGACGAGTTTGACGATGTCGATGACCTGGATCTGGACGATACCGATTTTGACGACTCAGATTTAGAAGGACTCGACGATGGCGAAGACGCTTAATCAATTTCTAGAAGGCTACTTGAAGGTTAAGTCTGCCGATGAACAAAAGTTTGTCGACAAGCATGTAACTGTTAAGAATCCCGACCGCAACGGCAACGGTGACGATGTCTTTAAGGGAAAGACTAAACCAATTAACCGTCGCAAAGAACGTCATGGTTATGAACCAGGCGATGACGAGAAGGTCTATGAAGCACTTAAGGGCAGTCAGCACAAGATCGATGCCAACAAGAATGGCAAGCTTGATGCTCATGACTTTAAACTCCTGCGCGCCAAAAAGAAGGTTGCCGAAGCAGCTGAAGATCTAGAAGAACTGTCTAACGCTACTTTGGGTTCATATGAGCGTAAATCTGCACCAGATAGAAATAGAGATGCTGGTAATGTGATGGCCAAGCGTAAACAATTGGGCACAAACAAGGTCAAGGTTGCATCAACCGAGATGAATAAGGCTCGTCCAAAGTTTGAAGAAACTGAACAGATCGATGAACTTTCAAAGAAGACTCTTGGTTCCTATGTCAAGAAGGCAGGCGTAAACAGAACACACATTGCTGGTAAACAAAAAAGCGTAGATGATGCAATGACAGGTGTTAGTGCCGCTATGCGTTATGTTAGTGACACCGATAACTTAGACAAATCAAGAAAACAGTTGAAGAAGGTTTCTAATCGTTTAGATAATAAAGACTTTAATAGACAACAAGGTATCAGTAAAGCCGTTGATCGTCTGACTAAAGAAGAAGCTGAAGGTCTTGATGAATTGTCGCGTGGCACTTTAGGTCGTTATTCAATGAAAACAAAGTCGATTGCTGATAACGAAGGCGGTAAGGATCGTTCAAAGGGACGTGAACTTGCCGGGCGTAAACGCTGGGGTGGATCAGTGACAGGTGTCGAGAAGGCAAAGGTCATGGCAACCGAAGAAGTCGATCTCGATGAGAAGCTATCTGCAAAGGCACCGATGGGAACATACATCAAGGACTTCCAGAAGTCTGATGCTCCACAGTTCAAGGGTAGATCACCAGAAAAACGCCGTGTGATGGCAATTGCTGCCAAGCTTTCAGCAGAACGCGGTGGTAAGCCACTCAATAAAGAAGAACGTCTACAAAATCGCTTAACTGATATCTCAGAATCACATCAGAGAGTTATGCTGGAAGTATTCGAGAAGCTAAGTGAAGACAACAAGTCGAAGTTTCTAGAAGCATGTGATACACCAGAAGGTGTTGAACAGATGCTAGACTTTGCCATTAATAATAGAGGTGAATAATGGCTGTAACGATTGTTTCAAATAGGCCGCGCACATCTGCCGTTTTTCATGTAACACCTGCAAATACTACTATTGTTGTTGCCGGTAATAATGCTGTATCTAATGTGGCATCTTCTGGAGAAACTTTAACAGGAGCGTATATTACTCAATCAGTTTGGGGGTGTGATCCCAATGGTTATATTGTAATTAAGCGCGGTATAACGCCTGTTGCATATTACGATTCAACAGGTCAACATGAGTATGCTGGTTGCGGCATGCCAATAAATGTACTTCAAACTGATAATATTAATATCGAGTTTGTTGGTTCTGCAAATTGTTTTATTATGTTTGAAGTTCAAAAAGTTGGACCATTCCCATCTGACTATAATTTGAGTTAATGATGCCATGCCTTATATTATTACTTCTAATAAACTAAATTTATCTGTCACATTACACATAACAGAGAATTGCGGATTAACTATTTCCGGTAATAATACTGTATCTGATATTGCATTGCCTGGTGAAATATTAACTGGTGCATATATCAATCAAATATCATGGGCATGTACTCCTAATGCATACCTTCAAGTATTAAGAGGTGTATCGATAGCAGGCATATATGATTCTTCAAGTACCCATGATTATTCTGGTTGCGGTATGCCTTTAAAAATTAATTCTGAAAAACCTTTGAGTTTTAATTTTTTAAACGGAAGCGGTTTTTGTACAATAGAATTGCAAAAAATATTTGAGCCAATTACTAGTATTGAGCCAAATTATACGTTAAATCTTGACTTTACTAATCAATTATTTTACGTAGGATAAGTGATGGGATTCAAAACATTCAGTGACTTTATTACTTTTACTCGCACGACGAACGCCACGCTGGTGGACAGCACCGGGCGGGTGACCTACGCGCCGAACAATCTGCTGCTGTATTCGCAACAACTTGATGACCCAACTTGGGTAAAAAACGTAGTTACTGTTTCGGCTAATGTAGGAGTTGCGCCTGACGGAACAACGACTGCTGACAAGGTTATACCCGGCATATCAGCGGTGGCATTCAAAGAGCTACAACAGAATTTTTCTTCGACGCTTGGCGTGAATTACGCATTTTCATGCTACGTTAAAGATGCGGGCTACAGATACATACAGTTAATTGGAACTGCTGGCCAGTTTGGAACGTTTGCAATCAACTATGATTTGCAAACCGGCACTGAGACCGCATTTACCGCCGGAACCTCTACAGTTGTGAGTAGGGGAATAACGCCCGCTGGTAATGGCTGGTATCGCGTTTCAGTGGTGCTTACGGCAATCGGCACCAGTGCCGCCGCCAGAATTGGTATTAATGTTATTCCAGCCAGCGATTCAGTAAGAGGCGTATCGTGGGCTAGTGATGGAACTAGCGGCATATTGCAATGGGGCGCGCAGGTCGAAGCCGTCACCTACCAGACGCTGCCCTCGACCTACGTGCAGACGGTCGCCTCGGCCTACTACGGCCCGCGCTTCGACTACAACCCCGTCACGCTCGCGCCCAACGGCCTGCTGATCGAGGAGCAGCGGGTGAACTTGATGACGTACAGCGACGGCACGGTGGGCTGGTCGGTTTCTCCGGGCGGCTCACTCGTTGTTACGGCAAACGCTGCCACTAGCCCGGCCGGGACAAGCAACGCTACAAAAATTGCCACTGGCGATACACTAAATAGCGGCCACTCTTTGTATAAACTTTTTTCAGGTGCCGTAAACACTGTTTACACCGGCTCTGCATACCTGAAGGCGGGCGAATATACCCGCGCTCAGATTAACTTTGAAAACAGCGCGTTTGCTAACCTTGCATACGGCGCTCTATTTGACTTGAGCAACGGGACTATTGTTGCAACTACTGCGTCAACAACTGCCACTATTACCAATGCCGGAAACGGTTGGTATCGCTGCACAGTCACGGCAACTTCTGACGCAGACGGCGGAAACTATGTTTTTGTGGTTTCGCCAAAGCCGGCAACCCAAACGACTTTCGGAGCCACTTACACCCCTGTCTCGGTCGGTTTGGGCGTATTCCTCTACGGCGTACAGGTCGAAACCGGTGCATTCGCCACCAGCTACATCCCCACCGTAGCCTCCACGGTCACCCGCGCGGTTGACGTTGCGTCGATGACGGGTACGAACTTCTCAAGCTGGTACAACCAGAGCGAGGGGACGATTATCGCGCAGTTTGTTGCAACCACAACAGGCGTCAATTCGACGGGCGGTAGCGACTTCCCGTTTGTGTACGACATTGACAGCGCAGCAGCACCTACGTCTGGGAATAGCTTACTTGTATCCGCTGGTTATGGCCCCGGCTGGAGGGCAGAAACCAGAGTTCTTGGTGTCACTCAGGCGGGACTTCAGGGATCTATGACGCTTGGAAATGCCAGCGTCCGCAAAATTGCATACGCCTATCAGACAAACAATTTTGCCGCCTCCGCGAATGGCGGCACGGTCAGTACCGACACATCAGGCACTCTACCTTCCCCCGACCGGATAGGTATCGGTTGCCAAAACTCAGATGGCGGCAACCCATTAACGGGCTACATCCGCACCATCACCTTCTACCCCTCGCGCCTCACCAACGCGCAGCTACAGGCACTCACCGCATGATCGACCTGTATCTCATGACCGCCACCGAAGCTGAAATGACTGCCGCGCTGCTGGCTGCGGGTGTCATTGACGATGAAGGCAACCCGGTGTCTGGCGTGTCGCTCGATCACATCGGGCCATTCAGCCGCGTGACGGGCTATGACAAGGCCGACGAGCCTATCGTGGTGGACTACCCCGGCTGGCACACCAACCTGCGCGGCAACTTCAGCGACGAGCAGCTTGCCGAGTTGACACCGTTGAGCGTCGAGCCAACAGTTCCCCATCGCGTGTGGGCGTAATCGGATCTATTTAAAATTATAAATAGATTAAAATAACAACGAGGTTAAAATGAAACTAATTACTGAACTTACTGAAGATGTAACAGTTGTTACCGAAGCCCGTGAAGACGGGAAGAAGAATATGTACATCGAAGGAATCTTCTTGCAAGGTGGTATCAAGAACCGTAATGGTCGTATGTACCCAGTAGAAACCCTTGCCAAGGAAGTAGAACGTTACAACGAATCCTACGTCAAGTCTGGTCGTGCTCTTGGTGAACTAGGTCACCCAGATGGTCCACAGATCAACCTTGATCGTGTCTCACACGTAATCACCAGTCTTCGCCAAGAGGGTCTGAACTGGATCGGTAAGGCAAAGTTGACAGATACTCCTATGGGTAACACTGCCAAGGGTCTCATTGAGTCAGGTGTTCGTCTAGGCGTTTCGTCTCGTGGTATGGGATCACTGCGTCTCAATAAAGAAGGTATCAACGAAGTTCAGGGTGATTTCCACCTAGCAACTGCTGCTGATATCGTTGCCGATCCTTCGGCTCCTGATGCATTCGTCAACGGCATCATGGAAGGTGTTGAATGGATCTGGGAAAACAGCATGCTGGTTGCTCACAAATCTAAGATGCAGATCGAATCGTCTGTTAGATCACGCACCTTCGAAGAACGTAAACTGCAGATCTTTGAGAAATTTCTCCACGAAATTTCCAAATCTTAATCCAATATAAATAAATAAAATTCACAAGGAGTGTACAATGTCAGATAAGGATAATATCGAAATGGAAGAGTCTGCAGGTTCAGAAACACTGAAGCCAGGTGCAGGTTCGTCCACCGTTGAAAAGCTTGCGACCTTCACATCACTACTAGCTCAGCTTAAGGGTGACGATCTTTCTCACTTCCTTAATGATGCGCTTGCACAGATCGGCAAGGAAGCAGACCTAACACCTTCAGCAACCGCTCCTGGTGGTAAGCCAGCTCTTGGCCAGATGCCACGTGCAACTCTGGGTGCTGTCAAGGAAGACATCAGCGCAATGTTCGCTGGTGAAGATCTTACAGAAGAATTCAAGGAAGGTGCATCAACACTTTTCGAAGCGGCTCTTACCGCTCGCATGAATCTTGAAACCCTTCGTCTTGAAGAAGAATTTGCTGAAGCACTTTCTGAAGAAGTCGATGGTGTCAAGGAAGAAATGACAACCAAGATCGATCAGTATCTTGACTATGTTGTTGAACAGTGGATCGAAGAAAACAAGCTCGCGATTGAAACATCGCTTCGTGCACAGATTGCAGAGAACTTCATGGATGGTCTCTATAATCTATTCGCCGAATCATACATCACCGTTCCAGAAGATCGTGTTGATGTTCTCGGTGAACTTCATGCACATATCGAAGAACTCGAAGCAAAGCTTGATGAATCGATCAACACACAACTTGAGCTTCAGTCAGTAATCGACGAAGCAACACAAGAAGCTACATTTGACGAAGTCAGCGAAGGTCTTGCTGCAACCCAGGTTGAAAAACTTCGTACACTTGCAGAAGGCATTGACTTCAACGATGTTGAAACATATGCCAGAAAGCTTAATATCATCAAGGACAAGTACTTCACCGAAGGTAAGAAGGTTGTCTCGACGGGTGTTATTACTGAAGAAGCAGAAGAACTAACTGAACAGGTTGCTCCGGTACCTGCTCATATGGCTCACTATGCTGCAGCTATTTCAAGAACTGTAAAATAATAAATAAAATACCAAACCAAGATACCAAAGGGTAAAAGGAGAATACAATGTTAGCTGAGGAAGTCCAAAATAAGTGGAAGCCCGTTCTGGAGCACGCCGATCTGCCTACGATCGAAACTGCCCACAGACGTGCTGTCACCGCACAAATTCTAGAAAACACTGAAAACGCTCTGCGCGAAGACATGCAGAACGGTGTTTCACAGCAGCTTCTTGGCGAATCGCCAGTGAACGTTGCTGGTGGCGTTTCAAACTTTGATCCAGTACTTATCTCGCTGGTTCGCCGTTCGATGCCAAATCTGATCGCATACGATATCTGCGGCGTTCAGCCAATGACTGGTCCAACTGGTCTTATCTTCGCAATGCGTTCGAAGTATGCTAACTCAAGCGCGCTTGGTGCTGAAGCATTCTACAACGAAGCAAACACAGGTCACTCGTCACGCCTCGGCGCTGGTGTTGATGCTGCTAATACTGGTGCTGCTACTGCAACATCGGTTGGTGCCAACACTGTTGGTACTGCTCCTGGTTCATCAAACAATGCTGGTAACTCAACGTACAACTACACGATGGGTCTTCTGCTTGGAACAGGCGAACTGCTTGGTTCGAACAGCACCTACATCTTCCCAGAAATGGGCTTCAGCATCGAAAAGGTTACCGTATCTGCAAAGACACGTGCCCTCAAGGCTGAATATTCGCTTGAACTTGCACAGGATCTGAAGGCAATTCACGGTCTTGATGCTGAAACAGAACTCAGCAACATCCTCTCGGGTGAAATCCTTGCTGAAATCAACCGCGAAGTTGTTCGCTCGATCATCATCACTGCCGAGCGCGGTGCTGCTGACGGTACAACAACTGCTGGTATCTTCGATCTTGATACCGATTCAAACGGCCGTTGGTCAGTTGAAAAGTTTAAGGGTCTTCTGTTCCAGATCGAACGCGAATGCAACCAGATTGCTAAGCAGACACGTCGTGGTAAGGGTAACATCATCATCTGCTCGTCAGATGTTGCTTCAGCTCTTCAGATGGCTGGTGTTCTGGATTATGCTCCAGCGCTTAACAGCAACAACCTAAACGTTGATGATACTGGCAACACCTTCGCTGGTGTTCTCAACGGTCGTATCAAGGTTTATATCGATCCATATGCAGGCACCAACTTCTTGGTTGTTGGCTACAAGGGTTCGAATGCCTTTGATGCAGGTCTGTTCTACTGCCCATACGTTCCGCTTCAGATGGTTCGTGCTGTTGATCCTAACAGCTTCCAGCCAAAGATCGGCTTCAAGACACGTTACGGCATGGCACCGAATCCATTCGCTAAGGGTACAACTGCAGCCGATACGACTGCAACTCTTGAGCAGGATTCGAACAAGTACTATCGTCGCGTTCTTGTTAACAACCTTATGTAATAAGAGTTGGTTAACCAACCACAAACTGAGGGAGGGGGATCGAAAGGTCTCCCTCCTTTTTTTATGTACAATATAAATAAACTGTGTTATAATGATCATATCAGCTTTAAGGTAATACTATAGTGGTTAAGTCAACAAACCCCAATTTCCTATCACCACTCAGTTACAAGTTCGTGTTGGCTCGTACTCCCAATCTGAACTTTAACGTACAGACGGTTCGTCTACCTGGTATGACTCTGTCATCAACAGAGACTGCCACGCCGTTTGTTTCTATTCCTAATTCTGGTAAGATTACATATTCACCACTGACTATAACATTCCGTGTGGCCGAGGATATGACCGACTATCTTGAGATCCATAACTGGATGAAGGGTCTTGGTTCTCCTACTGATTTCACCGGATATGCCAATCTACAAAACAGTTCCGCTGGACTATACTCTGATGCAACTCTTGTCATCAACAATAGTCGCCGACTTGGAAATATCTCGGCAAAGTTTATTCAGTTGTTCCCTATCGATATCTCCGATCTGCAGTTTACTACCATGGACGTTGACGTAAACTATATTGAATGTACAGTAGATTTCCGCTTCCTAAGCTACGAAATAGGTGTACTTAATTCATAATTCGTGATATAAAGGTTATTATGAAGATAGATGATATATACGTACAGTGGGAGCAAGACTCCCACATCGACCGTTCAGAACTCGGTAACGAGGCACTGAATATCCCCAAACTCCATCACAAGTACTTCAAGATCTTTACGAATGAACGTCTAGTTCTTCGTAAGTATGAAGCTGAATTCAAACAACTGAAGCTTGCTAAGAACGAGTTCTTTACCATGGGTCCTACCGAGGCAACTCATGCCAAGGGCTGGAAGCTTCCACCTCAGGGCAAAATCATCCGTTCAGACGTGAATAACTATATAGAGGCGGATCAAGAGGTGATTAATATGTCGTTGCGTATTGGTGTCCAACAAGAAAAGATCGAGCTTCTAGAATCGATCATTAAATCCCTGACAGGCCGCGGCTTCAATATCAAAGCGGCGATTGAATGGGAAAAGTTCAAGGTAGGTATCTGATGTATTTTTATCAAGCACAATGGTGGGATGATGGCAATCAGTTTGGAAAATTGCGACAAACTCGTGAAGAAGCCATTGCCGATCTGGCTGCTATGGGTTGTCCGGTAGACGAACTAGTCGACACTGGTTTACATGTGCCAATGTATGATCCTGGTATGGGATACGGCATTGCAGTCACTAGAGTTTAAGAATGGCAGATGTCCACCTAAAATTTATTAATAGTGTACACATAAAGGTATGTGCAGATCCGTCAACCATTATGGAGTTGTCGGATCAATTAACATTCTACGCCGATAACTATAAGTGGCATCCCAAGTACAAGGCCAGGATGTGGGATGGTAAGATACGGTTAGTGAATAACCTATCTGGTACAGTATATGCCGGCATGGCACAGAGAATCAAGAAGTTCTGTGATGCACGTGGATACACACTGACTTTTGATGATGAACTAGTATATGCCAACGTATCTGAACATGAATTAACTGAATTCATCAAAACTCTAAACATCCCTGAGAAGTATCAGATCCGTGACTATCAGTTCAAGGCAATTATAAAATGTATTAGATCCGGTCGTAGAACACTAGTAAGTCCTACGTCATCTGGTAAGTCTCTCATGATCTACATTGTTATGAGATGGTATCAACAACACAAAGGCCTAATCATCGTTCCTACGATCGGTCTGGTCGGACAGATGGAAAGTGACTTCAGAGATTATGGATACTTGGGTGATGTACACGTTAGTACTGGTGGTCTTAGCAAATCTAATGATATCCCTGCTGAACTTGTCATTACTACTTGGCAGTCGCTCAACAATGGCAAAAACAAAATGCCAAAGCAATGGTACGGCCAATTCGGGTGCGTGTTTGGAGATGAAGCTCACGGATGCAAGGCAACGAGCCTCGTACAAATCCTATCTAGCCTCGAAGCCTGTCGTTACCGCTTCGGCTGCACAGGAACGCTGGATGGACACGCTCTCAACGAAGCAACAATCGAAGGACTCTTCGGCCCACAGTATAGATCGACGACAACCGTCCAGTTGATGGAGGATGGACATGTTTCGAAACTTAAGATCAAGTGCATCATACTGAAGTATCCTGACGATGAAAAGAAACTGTTCCACACGACGGTTAACAAGAAGAAGAAAACCTACCAGGAAGAGATTGACTATCTGGTAAACAATGAGAAACGTAATAAGTTCCTCAAGAATCTGACACTGTCACTCAAGGGAAACAAGCTACTATTCTTCAGGATTATTGACCATGGAAAACTATTACATACCGCCATTAGTTCAGTGTCTGACCATAATGTTTTTTACATTGATGGTAGTGTATCAGGCGTGGACCGGGAAAGTATCCGTCGCGCTATTGAAGATGAGGAGAATGCTGTCCTCATTGCGTCGCTAGGAACCACATCAACCGGTGTGAGTATCAACAAGCTTCACCATATGATTGCTGCATCTCCATCCAAGTCAAAGATCAAGGTACTTCAGTCAATTGGTCGTATGCTACGTATGCATGCAGAGAAGGATGTGGCAATTCTCTATGATATAGTTGACGACCTATCATACAAGTCACAGACTAACTTTACATTGAACCATTTCTTGGAACGGTGTAAGATCTACGATGCTGAGAAGTTCGATTACGAAATTTACAATGTGAGGTTATAATGATTAGAATTTATACTTTGGTTAACGGTGAGCAAATCATTGGTAACCAAGAAAGCACTAGCGGCGGTGTTCATATTCATCACCCGTTCTATGTTATGGAAATACAAGATAAACATAGCATTATACTAATAAATGTGTGTACATTTACCGACCAACAGTATATAGTGGTACAAGATAAGCACATAGTCTTTTCAATTCCAGCCAGTGAAAGCATGACTCGTTACTACGAGGCTTTTGTAGCATCCAGCAAAAATACCGATACAACAAAGATGATCAATGCTGCTATCAAGGATATTGAGAATATGGAAGAGAATATGCAGGAGCTTATCTCTAAAAGACTCGTAGGCGGGTCAACAATCAACTAAGGATATACTATGAACGAGTCAATGCCCAACCCGGCCAAAAAGAAGAAGGCCAATAACTACATCGATAACAAGAAGTTCTACACAGAGATGGTAGTATACCGTCGACTCTATGAAGAATCTCTTGAAGCCGGTGAGAAACGTCCTCTCGTATCTAGGTACATTGGTGAGTGTATCATGCTCATTGCCACACGACTGGCAACTCGGCCAAACTTTGTCGGGTACTCTTATAAGGATGAGATGATCTCTGATGGCATTGAGAACTGTCTAGCATATCTCCATAACTTTAATCCTGAGAAGTCGACTAACCCATTCGCATACTTTACTCAGATTATCTACTACGCTTTCCTTCGTCGTATTCAAAAGGAAAAGAAGCAACTATACATCAAGCATAAGAGCTTTGAGAACAGCATGATCATGAATACGCTGGTCGACATGGCACCTGAAGATCGAACACACTACTCTGCAGCCTTTATAAATGTATCTGAGAAACTTGGTGAATTGGTGGAGAAGTTTGAAGCCAAAAACATACCAGTATCAAAGCCTAAAAAGGGCATAGAAATATTTATCGAAGGTGATGAAAATGAAGCTTAATAATATTCCAGTTTTAATCCAACAACTTGCTGAGAATGCACTGGACTTAAAGACTCCAGAACACATCCGCTACAATTATATGATTTCATTAGAAAATATTCGTGCGTATTGTGATAAGACGCTGCGTGAATACAATGATAAGAGTAAGGCTGGTCGTTAATGAAAATTGCTTTAATCACGGATACCCACTGGGGTGCACGTGGGGATAGTCCTGCGTTTGCAGAGTATTTTAATCGGTTCTACTATGATCACTTTTTTCCATATCTTGCAGACAACGGTATCACCAACATCTTCCATCTTGGTGATATTGTAGATCGTCGTAAGTATATCAACTTTGTCACTGCTCGACACCTACGTAAGTTCGTACAGCATTGTGACTCATCAGGAATTAGACTCGATGTAATCATCGGGAACCATGACACCTCGTTCAAGAATACGAATGAGGTAAACTCAATGAAGGAGCTCTTTGAGCATTCAACCTATGATATCAACTACTATGATAGCCCAACTGTTGTTAATCTCGGTGGTACCGATATCGGTGTACTTCCTTGGGTATGTTCTGGAAACTATGATGAGAGCATGGAGTTCCTACAAAATACCCCCGCACAAATCCTTTTTGGCCACCTCGAAATCGCCGGTTTCGAGATGTATAAAGGTGCAGTAAATGACCACGGATTCGAATCTAAAATTTTTGATAAATTTGATCTCGTGTGTTCTGGCCATTTTCATCATAAATCTACTCGTGGTAATATCAATTATCTGGGAGCTCCTTATGAAATGTCTTGGTCTGATTATAATGACAGTCGGGGATTTCATATATTTGATACGGAAACGAGGGAACTGACATATATTCAGAACCCACTGAAGATGTTCAATAAGATCCACTATCATGACCAGGATAAGACTCTGGATGAACTGATGAATGTCGACTGGGATTATTACAAGGGGTCATATGTCAAACTGATCGTCCACACCAAGACCAATCCTTACTGGTTCGATATGTTCGTTGACAAGATCGAGAAGGCTGGTGTGCTGGATCTGCAGGTCGTGGATGATAACCTGAACCTTCAGATGGAGGACGATGGCGATATTGTCAACGAGGCCGAGGATACACTGACAGTGCTTAACAAGGTGGTTGACCAGGTCGATTCACGAGTCGACAAAAAAGTGTTGTACAATTTCCTCAGTTCACTGTATAATGAAGCTTTGAGTGTGGAGTAATCATGATTCTATTTAAAACTGTTCGTTGGCAGAACATGCTGTCGACCGGCAACCAGTTCACAGAGGTGGCACTGGATCGTAGTAAGTCAACATTGATCGTCGGGGAAAACGGGGCTGGTAAGTCTACGATCCTCGACGCACTGTCGTTTGCTTTGTACGGTAAGCCGTTCCGTAACATCAATAAGCCACAACTCGTCAATTCTATGACACAGAAGAATTTAGTTGTAGAATGCGAGTTTATGGTGGGATCTAAGCATTTTTGTGTTAAACGCGGCATTAAACCTCAAATCTTCGAAATCTATCAAAATGGTGAAATGATAAATCAAAATTCATCCGCCAGGGATTATCAAGAGTATCTTGAGAAGAGTATTTTGAAATTAAGTTTCAAGAGTTTTGGCCAAATTGTCATTCTCGGCAGTGCAAATTACTTGCCGTTCATGCAATTGCCTGCACATGCTCGCCGTGAGGTCATTGAGGATCTTCTGGATATCCAGATCTTTACTACGATGAACAACCTCCTCAAGGAGAAGATCACTACTAATAAGTCAGCAATCACTGATACCGACTACCAGATCAACCTGATTGAGAATAAGGTTGAGATGACCCTAAAGCATATCAACTCACTGAAGACCAACAACGATCATTTGATCCGCCAGAAGGATGAGATGATCAAGGAGATCGATACGCTGGTGTGTCAGGCAGAACATGACATTGCCGTGCAGAACGGTATCCTAGATACACATTCTGCTAAGATAGCAGATGCCGAGAAGGTCGCGAACAAGAAGTCAAAACTGGTAGAGTTGGAGAGTCAACTTGAGAGCAAGGTACGTACTCTCAAGAAGGAGATTCGGTTCTATCACGACAATGACAGTTGCCCGACCTGCCGACAGGGAATCGACCACGACTTCAAGAACGAGACAGTTACAGATCGCCAGTCTAAGGAACAGGAGATCACTGATGCCTTGGTCAAGATTGAGGATGAGATTACCACAATCAATACTCGTATTGCTGAGATCACTGCAATCAATAAGGAGATCACGGCTATTAACACAAAGATCACCGAACTCAACTCTGACATCCGATCGTGGAATTCTAGTATTTGCACACTAGAACAGGAGATCAAGAATCTTAAGAAGAACACGACAGTCATTGATGAGAGCAAGGAAGATTTGCATGTACTTAATAGCCATCTTATTGTACAACAGAAGTACAAGGAAGAACTGGCTAATGAGCGGTCGGTGATTGAGGTTGCCGGTGTTCTACTTAAGGACTCTGGCATCAAGACCAGAATTATTAAGCAGTACGTTCCCATAATGAACAAGCTTATCAATAAATACCTCGCGGCCATGGACTTCTTTGTCCAATTTGAATTGGATGAAAACTTCAATGAAAAGATTAAATCACGTTTTAGAGACGAGTTCTCTTATGCATCTTTCTCCGAGGGCGAGAAAAGTCGTCTTGATCTTGCTCTTATGTTTACCTGGAGGGCTATTGCTAAGTTGCGTAATTCTGCTTCCACCAATCTTCTTATCTTGGATGAAGTCTTCGACTCGTCATTAGATACCTCTGGTAATGACAATCTTATGGATATACTATCAAATATAACAGATGGAAATATCTTTGTTATTAGTCATAAAGGTGATCAGCTCTATGATAAATTCCATTCTGTTATTAAATTTGAAAAACATAGCAATTTTTCAGTAATAAAACAAGAGAAACAAGAGAAAGTATAAATAGTAATGTAAGTTCAATAATGGTTCATT